TAGCTTCTAATAATTTACCTTGGTACTCACTCTCTCCACGGGCCATCTTAGAGGCATGCATGTGTTGAGCGTCCGCCATCGCCATCTTTGTTTCTTGTTTTTTCTTATAGATGTGCGTTGCAGCGTTTAAACCAAGTTTAAGTGCACTAAACCACATAATTATATCACACTAGCTGTTTTTTTCTTGCCAGCTAACATTCTTTTTGTACCTCTTACTGCAACTTGCTCAGGTTTTACAATAAAATTAAAAGCACCATTAGAAACTGTGTTAGATCTAGGATCTTTTTCTAATTTTGGCTCTGGCACATTAACTATTTTTTGTTTTTTATAGTTCATCATAGCTATTTGCTCCTTTTTTTAGTTTTCTCCACACCTTTTATAACACCTTTATTCTTAGATGCATAGAAAACAGTTTCACCCCTCTTTTTTCCGTACTGTTTCTTCATAGATTTCATAATTTTTTTGCCTTTTTTGTTTAATGGCATAATTAATCCTCTATCATGACCTTAGCTTGGTCAACTCCGCTCTTTGCAAGGCTTACACCTGCTCTTAATTTAGCTAAATCTTCATTTTGCTCCATTTTATCCTCTGCAATTTCTCCTTGTTGCATCAATCTTGCTCTTGCGAGGTCAATTTGTGCTTCGTCATTGTCTTTTTTTCTTTCATTTTCCATCGCACGAAGGTCAACCTCTCTCGCTTTTAATTTTAACAGTGGGTCAGTATCAAATTGTGATGTAATTTTCTTTTCTTCCTTCATAAACTCTTCTGTCATTTCTGCAATCAAGACAGATTTTCTTGCTTCAATCTCATTTGTAAGAGCTTGTAGCTGTTGACCAACTTGTGGATTCATCACAGCCTGCATTTGTAGTTGTTGCATTTGTAACATTTGCTCTCTAAACTCTAGTTCTACTTGTTCTTGAGCCATAATTGATATGTGTTCTAAGATATTTTTTTGTATTGCAGCCATTACAGCAGGATTATTTCTAACCATGTTAGTTGACATAAAATTTAAGTGTGCAGTTATGTGGGCTCTATGATCTTGACCCGGAAAAGCTTGAAAAGGTTTACCAGCCAAAGCATTTATGTGCTCCATACTTGGGTCCATTGGCGCTGTTGGCGCTGGTGGTGGTAAAACTGCATCAACATTTTTTACACCAATTGCTTCGTACATGTTTCTGTATATTTGATACATATTATGTAATTGTGGATTTGATGTTGCAATTTGTAATTGTGTTTGTGCAAGTGTAATTCTTTGCGACATAGAAAATATATTTGGGTCTGCAACTGGCACGACATCTATTCTATCGTCAAAGTCTGCTTGTTTAATATTTCTTTGTCCACCCACGACATCATATGGATACTCTGGCGGTAAATATTGTGAAACAACTTTTGCTAATAGTTTAAACTCATCTTTCATAGCTGCGTAACATCTTTTGTGTATCGCACTCATGACTCTTGAACCACGTTCTAACAGTGCAATCGTAGTTCCTACAGCTGCTCCCTGGTTACCATCACCAATTTGCATATCAGCAATTGCTGCGAATCTTTGACCTGCTTGTACAACTATACCTAATAAATTTAATAATGTTTGAGATGGCTCTTTGTATGGTAAAGGAAAGAATGCATCTCTTAAATTACCACCTGGTGCATCTACATCTTTAAACTCACCGGGTTGTATTGGTGCTGCCTCATCTCTTACTCTAACACCTCTTTGTTTAAATCCTGCTGGTAAGTTTGATAATGTGCCCGCATCTAATAATTGACGGAGAGCCGCCGTTGCCGTACGACTCAATCCGCCAATCATGTGAATGAGTCCAAAGCCATAAAATCCTAGTCCTGGCAGAAATTTGAAATGGACAAAATATTGGATTTTATTTTTCTTTAGATCATTGGGCGCATAGTTTCTCCTTATAGAGAGAACTAATCGGCTACCTTCTTCTACAGTTACTATGTAGGGTAATTTTATTCCCGTTGGTTGACCTTCACCGTCAACCTCTTCGAAACCTTCTAAATCTAAATTAACATGACACTCTAAAAGAGTATACATGGTATCTTGTCTACCAACTTTTTTAGTGCCATCTAATTCTCTTTCTTTTTTTTCAACATCGTTTTTTTCTACAGTGCCTGGTGGAGCTAACTCTATGTCTCTATAAAAACCTGACACTTGTTGTTTTCTTAATTCGTTTTCTGAAATTTTTACAACATGTATTACAGACTCTGCATCATCCAAACTAGTTGCAGTGTAAGGTACAACTAACTCATCTGCAGGTATAAATTTAGATACGACTCTACCAAGAGGCACATCGTAATAAACTTTTTTAAATGTAGAACCTGCTAGTGGTAAATGAAACAACATAGAATCAAACTCTTCTTCATATTCTTTCATTTGATCCATTACTAAATAATTCATGTAATCTTTTACACGAACCGCCTGTTGCTCTGTCTGTGGATTTTTTACACCTATAATCTGTGTTCTTACTGGTCCGTCTGATGGTAATAATTCTTTATAAGCTTGCGCTTGAAACTGTGTTACTGCCTCTGCTAAAACAGGGTGTGTTGCACCTGATGCTCCTTGAAAAGGCTCTGTTCTATTTTCATATTTAAATCCTAAAAGATCTAAACCTTGTGTGTAAGACTGTTCCCAATCTTTTCTTGATGCTTTATAGTCCATGTAATTTTGAACCATATCACCACCTATTGGATCTAAAATATCATCAGGTAAAATATCTGCTAGATTATCAAAATGATTTTCTGTTCCAGGTATATTTATAGCTCCCGGTTCAAAGTCTATTGTTGCGCCGCCATCTTCTTCTGGTATGACCTCTATAGGTCCTTTTTCTGGTGTCTCCTCTTCAACCTCGACTTTTTGTATTTCTTCCTGTGTAGGAAGATCTATTTCAGTACGAGTGTTACTAGGGAGTCCTTTGTCTATTTCTGCCATTTATTACTCCTTTATCTTCTTAACATTATTATACTCAATAGGCAACCCATCTGGTGTGGGCCCTGCATCTGGCGCTGGACCCTCCTCTACGCCAGCTTGTTTAGCTATTCCACCACCTGCAAGCTCTACTTGTTGCGTAGGATCAGGGAATAATTTATCCATAATCATTTGTTTAAAATTAGATCTTTTTGTTGCTCTTTCTAAATTCTTTTTAGCTTCTTTACTTTTAACTCTTTCTTTACCTTTTTCAAAAATTTCTTTTGCGTCTTCTAGTTTTAGTTCTGTTTGTATTCTAGGTTGAGCAAAGTCGCTGTCTAATCCAGAAAAGTCCTCCGCTATTTGAGTATCCATCTCATCTTGTTTAACAACACTTCTTGCTTCTCTTTCTTCTGGATCGAGTGATAAAACTCTTTTAGTTGAACCTATTAGATCTGTTCCTATAAGACCATATTCTAATGCTTCTAAAACTGGTTTACCCTCTTCAAATTTTTTAGCAGCATCATAAGCCATTACAGGTGTCATAGCTATTCCAAAAACTTTAAGAGCTCCTCTTATGTATCTAGCTTTTGCAAAGTCGCCTGGAATAGATTTTATTGTTTCTCCTAAAGCTGTTAAGCCAGGTATTTTTGCAGCCAACATCATTTTTTTATTTTCGGCTTTTTTAGCTAATTCTAAAACTTTATTTTTAAATTCTTTTTTTTCAACATCTGAAAAATTTTTAAATTTTTTATTTCCAAAATTAGCTAACGCACTTGGATTTTTATCAACACCTCTTCTAATTTGTGACAGTTCTATAATAGTTCCATTTGAGTCAAACACTGGACTATACTCTATGTAACCTATTGCGTTTTTCATATTTGCAGGTAATTTTGCTTTTGCTCTGCTAACTAAACTTTTTGATTCCGCGTTTAAATCATTTAATCTTTTTAAAGCATCAGGGCTAGATAAATCCATACTACCTATTTCATCAGCTATGTCATTTAATCTTAAATTAAATCCACCTAAACTTTCATTAATATTTTTATCTAGTATCATTACATCTTGCGGACTAAAATCAGCCAAACCACCAATAGGAAATATGTGATGAAAATTTTTAGCTTGAGTCCCTGATATAGCAAAACCTTGACTATTTCTAATTCTATTAGTTCTTTTAACTGTGCCTTCTGGAATTTGTCCTGGTGGAACTCTAGGTCTACCTGCTTCTTCTACAACACCAAATTTTACTTCCCCAGCTTTAACTAATCTATCTAATTTTGTGTCAGATATTTTATCTTTATATTTTTTTAAAATTTGTTTACGAGATTTTGTTTTTGCATCTTCTCTAATTCTATCTACGACACCATAGTCAAAATCATATTGATTTTTTTGTGGAGGTGAAACACGTCTTTTTATTTTTTTATTTTCTAAATATCTTCTAATAGTTTCTCTATCTACGTTATATTCTTTGGCTAAATCAACAGTGGTTGCACCATCTTTATATTTTTCTATGATTTCCTTTCCAATACCACGAGCATCAATTAAATTTCTTCTTGAACCACCTACAGGGACATTAGAATAAAAAGTTCCAAACCTATTTGTTCTAGGGTAAATATGTCCTGTGCTTTTATCATAAAATGGTTTAGTAGAACCACCCTCATTAAGTTCTAGTCTTTCTGCTTCTTTATCTTGTTTTACAAAAGCGCGAAATGCTCCTTTTGAATTACCTATATTTTCGACAAGATAATTCTGCATGTCGTTAAATTTTTTTAATTCCATTATTCTCCTAACATGTAAGCTAGGCCACCGGCAGCTTTTTTAATTGGTGGTGCAGCTTTTTTAGACTCTTCTATAATTTCTTTTTGAATTATTTCATCTATAGCATCAGCCCCTGCTTGTGTTCCGTCTTGATCAAACTCTATTTTATATTCTTCGTATTCAGCACCCTCGTCTATAAATTTTTGTGTATCTGGATCAACGTCTTTTTTAGGCGCCTTATATTCCAAAACAGTTCTATCTTCTATAACGTCAAAACTTTTATCACCAGAAGTTCCAATACCCATTTTATCTTTTGTAATCTGTGCATCACCTGTTGTAATATCTTCTGTTAAAGTATATTGGTCACCATTCTTACCTATGTAAGAATATTCATCCACTCTTTCTGCTGGTCCTACTTTTGATTGTTTTCCAAACATTTTTATTTTTGCAACAAGATCAAAAAAATACGATGGAGCTTGTGTTACAGTTTCTGTTGCTTTCTCTATTACAGGCGCTGCTTTCTCTGCACCTTTAAAATATCTACCAAGAATAGGTAATGTTGCAAGACCACCCATAATTTTCATAAACGTTCTTCTGTCCATACCTTTTTTAAAACCAATACGACCACCATCTGCAAACATATCCTCTGGATCTATGTCTACATTTCTTTCAAAGATATGATCTTCTGTATCTTGTAATATTTTTTTAGCATCTTCTTGTGATAAATTTTTATATTGACCTTTTCTACCAATAACTTTGTTTGCTTCTTTCATGGCATCAATAGGTTCCATTGCTAAGATTCTTTCTACAGTGGATGCTACACCTGACTCAATTCTTTTTTGTAATTCTTTAGCCTCTGCATTTCTTTCAAAAAATTCTCTGTTTATTTTTTTACCTGATTGTGAGCCACCTACAATGGGTTTGCTAGGATCTAATTTTTCTCCTTGTAAATTAAACACTTCACCTTTTTTACCAAGTAAAGCTTCAGTAATACCTTTGCCCTCTGGTGAGTCTGCAGCAACAACTCTAGGTTTATTTAATTGGTTTATTATGTTTTCAACTTGATCTACGTTTTTAATTGCATTTGGATCAACACCGTTTCGCATTAATCTCTCTGCGGTGATAGCTGTGTTTAAATCTACAAAATCTTTTTTAGGTAAAGTTGTTAAAACACCTTTTGGTTGTTGTTTAAGAGCAGTTTTTATTACCCATTGCTTAATAAAATCTATTCCTGTTTTTACAGTTTTAATCTTTGACATTATTTTTTCGTAAATATTTTGTAGCCTTTTTTAACAGCTGCATCATCAAGTGGTTTGTTTTTATAAGATTTAATTAATTTTTTAAACTGTTTTTTTGCTTCTTTTATTTCTTTACCAGGAACTTTGACCATCATCTTTGGATCTTTAAGCATCTTACTCACAGGATCTTTTTTCGCTTTCTGTGTGCCACCTTTTGTTTTTGCAAATGCCTTTATAATCTTAGGGACTGTTCCAATTCCAAACTTTTTTCTCATTAGTAATATACCCTTCTAGGTTTCTCTGCCTTTTGGTCTACGTAATCTTCAGGGTGACCGATCAGACCGCCCTGCCTGAATCGCATAATTGCTTGTGTCGTAGAATCCACAAGGTCATCATGATCGCCATATGGGAACGATGCACATTCCTCAATGACCTCCTCAGCAAATTTTTGCTCAGGAGCCCATATCATACCAGATTCGAACAAAGGTGCAACTGCATTTACACGAGCGTGCTTGTCGTTTCCTTTTGATGGTGTGAAGTTTACCACAGGTATATCCATTCTTCTAAGCTCGTATGTTAGAGGTAGACCTGATGCTTTTGCTTCAATAATTACAGATTCAGGTTTCCAATACTCGTATTGTTCAAGGGCCAATCTACGTAACTCAGGGAACTCGTATCTACCTTTGATAGCATCTAACAATATAAGATTAGCTCCTTCATCCTCACTAGGATAGAATATACCCCATGTGGTGATGGCTGAATAATCTGCTGTTTCTTTTTTAAGAAACGCTGTGTCATAAGACTGTATGACATGTGATAGTTGCGGTATATCTTCTGACGTGTAAGTTCTCCACCATTCACGTTTTAATATTGCACCTTCCTCTGCTGTTGGATTTTGCATCCACTGCGCGTTCCATTTAGCAACGGGCAATGTTGCTTGAACCTTTTCTAATTCATCTAGCTTCCAATACTCCGGCCACACTGGCTTGGGCCGTGTTCCATGATCCATGATCGCTGGAAACTCGACCACGTGCCATTGATCAGCTTTTGGCTCTGATTGATTTTTAATTAACATACCTGTTAGATCTTTTGTTGACCAACGTGTCATAACCATAATTATTTTACCACCAGGTTGTAAACGTTGACGTGGTCCTGACGTATACCATTCATAGGCTGACTCTAATGCAGTCTTGGACATTGCATCTTGCTCACTGTGTGGATCATCAATAATCAAGAGGTCCGCACCACGGCCCGTGATTGCACCACCAACACCAGCTGCAAAGTATTCACCACCATCAGATGTCTCCCAACGTCCCGCTGCTTTACTATCCTCTTGTAATCTTGTTTTAAAAATTTTTGTATAATTTTCTGAGTCGATAAGATTCTTTGCCTTACGGCCAAATCTTATTGCAAGTTCTGCTGTATGTGTTGCTTGAATAATCTTGAGCTTAGGATCCCTACCCACCATCCAAGCCGGAAGTAAGTATGAGGCAAACTCCGACTTAGTGTGTCTTGGGGGCATATTAATAATTAGCCGGTTTATTTCACCCGCGGCTAATTTATTAAATTTATCTGCGATGTGTCTGTGGTGGGACCCCTCTACAAAATCTGGCCACACACATTTCACAAAAGATAGAAAATCTGTTTTAGCTTTATTCTGTATCTTTTTTTCTGCATGCAACACTTGAAGCTGTTTAAAGGTCTTTCGCACATCTGCAGGTAATTTACTTATGTCAACCTGATTCAAGTCCATGGTACCAATATGTTTTCAGTATACACGAATGTGTAAATTAAGCAATACAACCTATAGTAGTGGGACCCCTTTTTGTGTTTAAGGGGGGTAGGGTCTATTTATTTATTGATTTTTGGATTTGGTTTGGGACCCCTGGCCCGGAGGGCCAGGGGTTAGGAGTTAATCTAGTAATGTCATGTATTGTTTAGGAAAGTATTTAATAAACCAGTCTAAACCTTTTCGATGGTCATCCCATTGTTTTAACATCTCTGAACCCATGATTACATCATAGACAGCGACAGCAAATGCAGGGAGTTTAGCCTTCTCTCCATTAAACCTGTTAGAGATTTCCTCTTCTGCCGTTGGGTCTTCAGGTAAAGACACAGCAAAAGGAAGTTTATATACTTTGTTATTATATGTTATTTCTTTCATAACTAGGACTATATAGGATAAGCCTATTAATGTCAACCCTGGACAACGCCCTGGCCCGGAGGGCCAGGGTACAAGGAGCTAGTGTCTTGTTTGTTTATCTCTATTAAAGACGCTGTCTAGTGTAATACCTTTTTCCATAATCATATCTATTAAATCTGGTAACACTAGTATTGACATAATAAAAGCCATCTTCTTTGCGCCTAGATTCTTGTGTAAGTATTCAATTCGTCTGCCACCCTCTATACTATCATCGCCTGCGTTCCAGATATATAATGCGCTGTGAATTATTTCTGGTGTAAAGTGTGGTGGAAACTTTATATCTTCTTTAGTCCAAGACATTCCGAAAGATTTTTTCTTAGTCATTAGCTTCTCACTTTCCAACTTGTTGTAGCTGTTCTATATCCATGTGCATCTAGATCATAATAAACATAATAAGGTGTTCCATTTTTAGTTGTACCAAATCTAGATTTCTCATCATGTTTGCCTTGTCTTGTAATGTGCTTCTTATGTTTAGAAGCCCAGTAAGTTATATAAAATGTTTTAGTCATAATTTATCACCTTTCTACTAGGGACAATAAAGGATTGTCCCTAGTTTGTCAATCATTAACTTTGTGCAATAGCTTTTATTTTAGAGGTATCAACATTCCAAGTTAAACCAATATGTTTAACTACCAGATTTAAACTTTGTTTAAGTTCGTCTGGCGTTCCACTTTCCATAACATTATCTATTGCTTTTTGTTTCAGGTCTTTAAGGTCTTTGAGTTTAGCGCCTTCAGGTCTTCTCTCAATTTCCCTATCAACCAAGTCTTTAGCCCAGTCCCTTAATTGCTCTTCGCAATCAGATAAGCTCAACCTGTCATTGTCGCGCCTATCAAAACGATAGTCTAGGTCTTTTTTTTCTTTTTTTGATACCTTCTCAAAAAAAGTTTTAGCATTGTTTTGAGCTTCTTTCATAAAGTCTTCAGCTTCTTTCATTTGCTGTAAAATTTTATCAGCGCCCATTTTCTTTGCTAGTTTTTTAACAACATTATTAGTCGCTTCAGTTCTATACTGTTTTATTAATAATTGTTGCTCG